AAAGGAAATCCGTAAACATTATTTTGATCCATTCCTAAGTAAACTTGGGGAACAGATTATGGTGTGTGATCTACACCTTACCAGAGGCAAGAAAAAAACCCCTGCTGCTGAGATCAAAGAATATCTCAATGAACTACTTCCAAATCTGATTGAAGCTGGTATTGAACTTCTTGTGGTCACACAACCTGAGTACTTCAAAGTGCTCACGAAAAAGGGGAAAACAGATGCAAACATTGGAGACGTTTTTGAGTGTGCTGGATCTTTACAAGCTACCTATATCCCCAACTACAACCGAGTTTTCTATGACCCAGACAAAACCAAAACCAGAATTGCTCATGGACTGGGAGCAGTGGCACGATGGACCTCTGGTGACACTACCAAAGCAGGTTCAAACATCATTCATTCAGCCGAATACCCAACCACCCTCTCTGAAAAAATAGAATGGCTCCATAAACTCATTGATATGGATTGTGATCTTACCTGTGATATTGAAGGCTTTAGTCTAAAGCACTTTGATGCAGGAATAGGGACCATCACATTCTGTTGGGATGAACACAATGGTATCGCCTTCGAAGTGGATAACTGTCAAACCAAAGCAGAGAATAAAGCTCTTCGAGATGAGCTTCGTAAATTCTTTATCCATTTCAATAGAAAAATGATCTATCACAACATTTGCTATGATGTGTATATNCTGATCTATCAATTGTTCATGGATGATATCCTTGATCAAAAAGGATTGCTCTGGGGTCTGACTATTATGTTGAGAGACTGGGATTGTTCCCAGATTATCACTTATCTGGCTACCAATTCCTGTGCAGGGAATGAACTGGGTCTGAAGGTTCAGGCTCAGGAATTTGCTGGGAATTATGCTGTAGATGATATTCATGACATTACTAAAATTCCTCTGCCCAAGTTACTGGAATACAACTTAGTTGATGGCTTAAGCACTTGGTATGTCTACAAAAAACATCGTCCTACAATGATCGCTGATCAACAAGAAAAGATCTATGAAGGTCTTTTTAAAGACTCAGTGGTGGACATTATTCAGATGCAATTGACTGGTCTTCCAATCAACATGAAGAAGGTTGTAGCTCTGGACAAGCTGTTGAACAATGAATCTCAACGCAGTGTGAAGCGTATGGTTCAAACGAAGACAGTACAAGGCTTCATGCATATCATCGAAGATGAGGCAATAGATAAGCATAATGCTAAGGTGAAGACTGAGAGCGGGAGGAAAACTCGTGCAGATCTGGGAACCATCAAGGCTCTTCAGATTGAGTACAATCCAAACTCTGCACCTCAGCTTCAACGTCTGATGTATGACAAGAACTTCCTTGGTTTACCAATCTTGGATCTTACTGACTCTGGTCTTCCATCCACAGGTGCTGAAACCATTGAGAAATTATTAAAGCAAAACATTCCCAATGAGACTCGAATCTTTCTTGAGATCCTCATGGAATACAAAGCCTCTGCAATCATCATTAGTACATTCCTTCCTGCATTCTTGAAAGCAAGAAGGGGACCAGATGATTGGCATTATCTCTTTGGTAATTTCCGTTTAGGAGGAACTCTCAGTGGTAGATTGTCTTCAAACAATCCAAACCTTCAAAATATCCCAAGTTCTGCTGGTGCTCCTCTCAAGAAGCGTCTGGCAAAGCTGATCAAGGAATGCTTTGAAGCTCCTCCGGGATGGTTGTTCTGTGGACTAGACTTTGACAGTCTGGAAGACAGAATCTCTGCTCTCACAACAAGAGATCCACAAAAATTAAAGGTTTATATTGATGGATACGACGGTCACTCCTTGAGAGCCTATGGATATTTTGGACATGAGATGCCAGATATTGATCCCACATCTGTGGATTCGATCAACAGCATTGCCAAAAAGTACAAAGGCTACCGTCAGGAATCAAAAGCTCCAACCTTTGCTTTAACTTATCAGGGAACCTTTCATACCTTGATGAACAATTGTGGATTCAGCAAAGAGAAAGCTCAGAGAATTGAGAACAAATACAAAGAAATGTATCAAGTCTCGATTGAATGGGTAAACAAGAGGTTAGAACAAGCCACACATGATGGTTACATCACTGTAGCCTTCGGTCTGAGGGTGAGAACACCTCTCCTGAAGCAAGTCATCCTGAATACATCTAAGACCCCTAAGGAGGCCGCTGCTGAAGGCAGGACAGCTGGTAACGCAATGGGACAGTCCTACTGTCTACTGAACAACCGTGCTGCCAGTGACTTCATGAAACGTGTCAGGAAGTCTGACTATCGTTTGGACATTAAACCATGTGCTCACATCCATGATGCTCAATACTATCTGGTCAGGGATGAGGAATACGAACCTCTGATGTTCTTGAACAAGTACCTGCCTAAAGCTGTTGCATGGCAGGATGATCCTGAGATTTGGCATGAAACTGTCAAACTCTCTGGTTCAGTGGAGATTTATCATCCGAATTGGAATCATGGATTTCAACTATCTGCAAATTGTAGCAAGGAAACCATCAAAACCAAAATCCAAAATCACATCTTAGATCTCAGAACAAAAGGAATTGCAGCATGAACAAAGATCTAATCTTAAAAGCAGCACAAGTGGCCCATGAAACTAATCGTGTTTGGTGTGAGGTTAATGGTGACTTTTCACAACCAAAATGGGCAGATGCTCCTGCATGGCAAAAAGAATCTGCTGTAAATGGAATGATCTTTCATTCTCAAAATCCGGATGCAGATGATTCTGCTTCTCATGATTCATGGAGTAAAGAAAAGATCGACAATGGTTGGGAGTGGGGTGAGGTTAAAGATCCAAATTCAAACCCACCCACTCATCCTTGCTTGGTTCCATTTGAGGAACTTCCTATTGAACAGCAAATCAAAGATGGATTGTTTCGATCCATCGCTCATCAAATTCTTTTGAAAGAGGATACAGCATGAAAAATGTGACCAATGGACATAGTATTGATTTGCCTGTGGCAGTCTGGCTGTTGCAAAATGGATATTACTCTGGAGCAGATATTGCCCCAGAGGGAGAACTGATCTCTGTGACAGGTCTCCTCAAACCAACCAGACAACTGATTCTCCAACGTCAAGTTGATGTAGAACAGGAAAACATGGATGTCTCTGATTTGATTGCTTCAAGGATGGGACATGGACTCCATGACTCAGTAGAACGAGCATGGACCGAGGGTAATTGGCAACATGCCATGAAACGCCTACACTATCCACAAAAGGTCATAGACTCAATTCAGATCAATCCTGATCCAAAGACTCTAAAGAAGGGAGACATTCCAGTCTATCTAGAGCAACGTGGCTTCAAGAAGATTGGTGGTGTCGTTCTTACTGGTCAGTTGGACTTCTCAATTAATGGTGCATATAGGGACTTAAAATCCACCTCAACCTTCAGCTATACCTCCGGATCCAAGGATGAGGATTATCGTCTCCAAGGCTCAATGTATCGACTGATCATGCCGGAATACATCTGGTCTGATAAGATGAGGATAGAATTTATCTTCACCGATTGGCTCAAATATCGAGCCAAAGCAGATCAGAAATATCCACAGAGTCGTGTCACTCACAAAGAATTTCCTCTTCTCTCTATCAAAGAGACGGAAGAGTGGGTACTCGATAAATTGAACCATATCCGGAAAGAAGCCAAGAACACTCACCTGCAAGATCGTCTGGTCCGTTGTACGGACAAGGAATTGTGGAAGCAGCCTGACAGCTACAAATATTATTCGAACCTAGAAACAGCCAAGAAAAATGGTCGTTGTACAAAACGGTTCACCAAGCTGGCAGATGCAGAATCTTGGAAAACAGCCAAAGGCAAGGGTGTCGTCACCACTGAACGTGGTGAAGTCAAAGCCTGTCCGTACTGTCCCGCTTTTTCGGTGTGTGAACAACGCAAAGACTATTTCTCAGATGATGGTGTCCATCTCTAGGACAAACCAAGGAATACTCAAATGACGATACCTATAAATGTTGATCGAAACTTCATTCAACAGATGAGTGTTCTTCGAGAAATGGTGAAAAACAGGGTTAAAACCGGACTGACTGCACAAGAACATTTGGATGGAATCAAAATATCTCATAATGATTTCATCCACTTAGTAAACTTAGCTTCCAAAACGGTTTACAACCAAGAAAACCAAGGAGAATAATATGCCAAACTTCTATGACTTCAATGTCATTGAGCAAACTCCCCACCACCCTGCAATGGCAGATCTGGTTGATTTGCTCTGTCATCGAACGGGAAATGTCAATCGTGATTTCTTTCAAGCTGAAGTAGCTTATTTTCTAGGACTTCTTCCTGCTGCTATGCGAACTACCATCAAAAGCCCAGAACGAGGGATTATCCCTATCAACATCTACTCCATTGCTTTAGCAACATCTGGCTTTGGTAAGGGCCATTCAGTCTCGGTTATGGAAGAAGTTCTGGAAACTTTCCGAGAAGACTTTACCAAATCTACTTTTAATGAAATAGCCGAAACGAATTTATTCAATCTGGCTGTGGATATTGCTGCTCGAAAAGGTGGTGATGAAGGCAAGGAGAAAGAAGCTCTTGATTCTGACTATAAACGTCAGGGTTATGCTCCATTCATCTTTGACTCAGGAACTGGTCCTGCTGTAAAACAACTTCGTTATAAGCTCCTGCTTGCAGGCAGTGGATCTATCAATTTCCAAATGGATGAGATTGGTTCTAACCTTTTGGGAAACAACGAAGTTTTAAATATTCTGCTGGAACTCTATGACCTTGGGAAAATCAAAGCCAAGCTGGTAAAAAACACTCCTGATAATGAACGTGGTATGGACATTGCTGGTTCCACTCCATCTAACATGCTGATGTTTGGTACAACCACAAAGCTATTTGATGGCTCCAAGATTGAAGAAGAATTCTATTCCTTCCTCGCAACTGGATATGCCCGACGTTGCTTTTTTGGGATTGGCAAACCTCCTGCTACAATGGGAACGGTCAATCCTGAAGATGTTTACAACAGTCTAGTGTCAAAGAACCAATCTGCGACATTGAACCGTTGGAAATCAAACCTCTCCAAGTTCTCAGATCCTCGGTACTTTAACATAGAACTGAATGTCCCCAAACAAGTGGGGGTCGAACTGGTAGCCTACCGGCTCCAATGTGAGGCACTGGCTAATGAAATGCCAGAACATGAGGAGATCCGAAAAGCGGAACTCTCACATAGGTATTTCAAATCCCTGAAATTGGCTGGTGTCTATGCATTTCTTGATGAGTGTAAAGACATTCAAACCAAACACATTCGTCAGGCAATTAAAGTTGCAGAGGAGTCAGGTCGTTCTTTTGAGAAACTTCTCACTCGGGAACGGAACTTTGTTCGATTGGCGAAATACATTTCGGTTTCACCGGACAACCTCACTCATGCAGACTTGGTTGAGGATCTTCCCTACTATCCAACGAGCACAACTGCTCGGAAGGAAATGATGGACTTGGCAATGGCATGGGGTGTGAGTAATCACGTCGTCATTACCAAGAACGTCGTACAACAGGTTGAATTCTTTAGTGGATCTAATCTGGAAGAGACTGATCTGGAGAAGTTGAAACTCAGCTTTTCGGATCACTTTGCCTATGATTATGATCCAGTAGAGCAACCCTTGGAAAAACTCCCTCGACTTCTTTCTGCTCCGGGTCTTCATTGGGCGAATCATTCGTTCAAAGGAGGTCACAGAAGTGAGGACAAAGTGATTCAAGGGTTTAACCTGCTGGTGGTGGATTGTGATGGAGGTGTTACACTTGATGCAGTTCACGAGCTTCTCGCGGACTACACCTTCATAACATCCACCACCAAACGGCATGATCCAGATGGAGACCATCGTTTCCGTCTGATCATGCCTTCTAATTATGTCCTTGAACTGGATAAGGATGACTACAAAGAGTTCATGAATTCCTTTCTCATGTGGCTACCTTTTGAATCTGATCCATCGGCTAATCAAAGGTCGAAGAAATGGCAGACAACAGAAGATTCTAAAGTCTATGTGAATAAAGGACCACAATTCGTGGATGTATTGCCTTTCATTCCAAAAACCAAACAGAACAATGAGTATGTCAAATCTGTGGCAAACCTCGGAAATCTGGACAATTTGGAGCGTTGGTTCTTGAACAATATGGAGGTTGGCAGTAGGAATAATTCCCTGCTGAATTACGCCATGATGCTCAAGGATGCAGGGGCAAACTTCGATGAGATTGAGTCTCGTGTTTTGGCTCTCAACCAAAACTCTTCTTCCCCATTGAAAAAGGACGAAGTGCAATCCACCGTTCTGAAATCAGTTGCTCAAAAGATGGGCAGCTAACAAGGAGTCACTATGACTGANAACAGCGAAAATCCCAAAAGTATTCTCATCTGTGGTGAGTCTGGTTCTGGTAAATCAGCATCACTGATGGGAATCAAAGACCGAAAGGATGTTCTGTATCTGAACTGTGAAAATGGGAAACCATTGCCGTTCAAGAACAACTTCAAACGGAAGACCATCACTGATCCCGAAGACATCATTGACTATCTGGAAGAATTGATTCGTCTGCAAGATGAAGAAGGCCAAAAGCCATTCAACTTCATAATCGTGGACACTCTCTCATTCCTGATGGATATGTATGAGACTGAGCATGTACTTGGTGCTCGTGATACCCAAAGAATGTGGGGTCAATATGGTCAGTATTATCCTCGATTGATGAGTCTGACAGCTAAGCTGGATGCATTCTTCATATTCTTGGGACATCTTGATGCCTTCCTTGATGAGAATGAAGGAATAATGAAGTACAGTGTTCCCGTTAAGGGAGCATTGGCCAAGAAAGGACTGGAAGCTCGCTTCACTACAGTCCTATACGTCCGAAAGATGACCATTAAGGACATCTTAAAAGGCGTAGGAGGCACTCCTAGTGCTCTCCTAAACATCACCCCAAAGGAAGAGTCCAAAGGCTTCAAGCATGTCTTCCTGACGGACACTGACAAACTCACCATGGGTGGCCGAATTCGGACTCCTCTGGGAATGTTTGCTGATGAGGAACTCTACATCGACAATGATGTGTTCCCCGTCTTGAAGCGGTTGACGGAATATTACAATGACAACTGACTTCTGTTTCTTGGTTTCGACCAAGCCTACCCTGTCATGACAAGAAGGATTGAACCAACATGACCAACATTTTCTCGAAAGCAAAACCCGCTACAAAAGGTGAAGTCGAAGACGACTTTCTCGGTGGTGGTGGTGCTGTGGATACTGACATTTATCCCGGTACGATTAAATATGCCTACATTGGCAAAGCAGCGAACAGTGATGCTCGCAATGTCACTCTGTCTATTAAATTGGACAATGGCAAAGAAGTCTCTCGTCAGATCTGGATGACTAACCGCAATGGTGATGTCACCTACAAAGACAAGAAAACAGGTAATACCAAAAATCTTCCGGGCTACAATCAGGTCAATGGCCTGTGTATGCTACTCGCTTCGAAAGAAGTTGGTGCTATGGAAGTAGAGGAAAAGACTCTTTCGCTCTATGACTTTGACGCCAAGAAAGAAGTTCCGCAAGCTGTGGATTGCTTCGTTGAATTACATGGTGAAAAACTCAATGTAGCAATTCAACGTCAGACTGTGGACAAAACCAAAGACGATGGAACTGGAAACTATGTACCAACGGGTGAAACCCGTGATGTCAATGAGTTCATCAAGTTCTTTCCAGAACAAGGTCTGGTCACTCTGTCTGAAATTCAGCACTTCATTGAAAGTCTTGGTGGAGACTTCACCGATGTCTTGAATGATGGTGATCTCGACAAAGCCATTGCCAAAATGGACGATGATGGTGCCTATGCAACCAAATGGCTTGAAGCCAATCGTGGTCAAACATGGGATCGTTCGACTGGAAAAGGTGCTGAAGGGAGAGCCTTCAAAGGTAAATCGTCTAGTGGTGGCGAGAAAAAGAAATCGGCAAGCTTGTTTGACGATTGATTGATCAATTCCTTCCTGAAGGTTGGAAGGTGGGAGCCGTATATGATGTGCGGCTCCCTACCTACATAAATGTTTCAAAGAAAACAGTTAAAGCGTTGAATCTAAACATTTATCGCAACCTTCATCACCATCATCTCAATAAACAAAAACAAAACTTCCATGATGAGGTGAAACCCCTGCTCAGGGGAATCCCAAGAGCGGAGAAGATCTGGCTCCACTACGAGATCTTTGCCCCACGCAACGGTCGTTTAGACACAATGAATGTTGGGTCAATCGTTGATAAATACTTCAGCGATACGATGGTTGAAGCTAAAAAGATTATGGATGATCACTTCAAACATGTGGTTCTCATATCTTTTTCTTTTGGT